ACAAAGGCAGAAGAGCTGGAGCAAGACATCCGACCCTATGTAACAATGTTTACCCCTGAGAATGTTCTTGACTGGAACTATGTACGCACCGCCAGCGGACGCTTTGAGCTTGACTATCTGAAGGTCAGGGAAAGCGTTATTCGTGTTGACGAAACAACCACAGAGAGCTACTACCGCGTTTGGTATAAAGACCGCGTAGAGCAGTGGCATTCAGTTAATGACCTAGACAAGATGATTGAGGTCGATGACAACGTGCTGGGTCGCATTCCCGCTGTGTTCCTACCTGCGCAACGCTCAGTCACTAGAGGTATAGGACTAAGTGATATAGCAGATGCAAGCTATATGCAGAGGGCTATCTATCAAGAGCTATCAGAGATCGAGCAGCTAATCCGTATCTCTAACCACCCTACTCTGGTTAAGTCGTTTGGCACCGACGCAAGTGCAGGCGCTGGCGCTATTATCAATCTCCCCGATGATATGGACGCGCAGCTAAAACCTTACCAGTTGCAGCCTAGCGGTCAGAACCTAGACGCTGTACGCGCATCTATCCACGACAAGGTAGAGGCTATTAACCGCATGAGTCACATGGGTGCAGTTCGTGGCACTGATGCTCAGGTTATGTCTGGCGTGGCTATGCAGACAGAGTTCCAAATGCTTAATGCCAAACTGTCAGAGAAAGCAGACCTGCTAGAGTTAGCCGAAGAGCAGTTGTGGGTGTTGTTCTGTGATTGGCAGGACGTCACCCCCGATGTGGAGGTGTTCTACCCAGACGCGTTTGACCTGCGTGATTACGATAAAGAACTGTTGTTCCTACAGCAGATGAGAGCCACAGGCGTTAAGTCTGCAACCCTTGCTATGGAGATCGACAAGAAGATTAGTGACCTAATCCTTGATGATGAGCAGTTAGCTAAAGCCCATGCAGAGATAGAATCTGGCACTCAGGTGCTAGGGCAATTTACTGAGCAGGTTCCAGAAGAAAGCTAATGCCAGCAGACGTTGATCACGTTGAAGAGCTTAACCAGATAGCCGATGCCCATCAAAGGCAATTGGCCGCAGCACTGGTGACGTTAGAGCAGCGCATCACTGATTTGCTTGCTACTGCACCTTTGCAAGACGGCAACCTATTCGACTTAGAGTGGGCTATTCAGGCAAGGGCAGAGATACGACAGATAGTCGAGGAAGAGTATCTTGCTGAGGTAGACAGAATAATCAGAGAATATACGGCCGTTGCTGCCAGTACCTATGAAATGCTGGGAACATACGGCACCTTCACGCAACTTGATCCGCGCATAATTAGCCAGTTGCAGTCATTGCAGTTTCAAGGTTTCCAAGATATAGGCGCAGAGTATCTGGACGCTATTAGCCGAGAGGTATACAGGAACACGCTAACAGGCGCTAGTTTTGCCGCCAGTGTTCAGGTTATACAAGAGGTGGCAGGAGGCAGGCTTTCTCAATATGCAAAACAACAGGTACATGACAGCCTTATGCAATTCGATGCATCGGTTAACACTGCAATAGGTAAAGAAACTGGCGCAACTAAATGGAAATATGTTGGCCGCCTGATCGCAACGTCAAGACCTTTTTGTCGAGAGCATGAAGGCAAGACGTTTACAGATGAAGAGATTAAAGAGCTTTGGTCAGGCAGTTGGGCTGGTAAAGCCGCTGGTGACCCTTTCATCGTTCGCGGTGGCTATAACTGCGGGCATTCATTTAGACCAGTATTTGAAGAGGAATAATCATGCCAAAAGGTAAAGGTACATACGGTAGTAAGGTTGGACGACCAAAGAAGAAGAAGAAACCAAAAAAGTAAATATATGCTACACTCGCGATTCACCAATACTCTTTAAGAGGTTCGTAACATGAGCGATGAAATCATGGAAACAGAAGCAGAGACTGAAACTGCGGCGGTAGAAACTCAGGAAACTAAGACCTTTACTCAGGAAGAACTAGACCGCATTGTTGCGGATCGTGTTGCTAGAGAGCAGCGCAAGTTCGATAAAAGACTGTCTGGCGTTGACCTTGATGAAGCAAAAGACCTGTTGGCAAAGAAAGAAGCCGCAGAGCTAGAGCGACAGAAAGAGCGCGGGGAGTTTGATAAAGTCCTGAAGCAAACGGTCGAAAAGAAAGACATGGAGATACAGAGTTATAAGTCTAAGTTGCAACAGACGCTAGTAGATGGAGCGATTCTGGGTGCAGCTTCAAACAGTAACGCTGTTAATCCGACTCAAGTCTCTCAGCTACTAAAAGACCAAACCAGACTGTCAGATGACGGCACGGTTGAGGTGCTAGACGCTAACGGAGTGCCGCGTTACAATGACAGCGGTGATCTGTTATCAGTCAATGAGATGGTAGCGGAGTTCTTGACAGTAAACCCACATATGGTCAAAGCCTCCCAAGGTGGCACTGGCTCGATGGGTAACGCTGGTGGCTCGACACAGAAGCCTCAATCTGTGGCAGATATGGTTGCTAACTGGGAAAATGGCGGCAAAGAAGCATTTGCTGCTATGAAGAAAAAGTAACCACCAAACCACAATTTAATTTTATTTAGAGGCATTTATCATGGCTGCAACAACTTCAACAACTCTCGACGACCTGTTCGTCAATATCGTCGCTCAGGCTCGTTTCACTGCCGAAGAGCAATCACTAATGATGGGTCTGGTAACTCAGTACAACATCCAAGCCCAAGCTGGCAAGACCATTCAGGTTCCTAAGTACCCAGCAATCGCTGCTGCTGACCTGACCGAAGGCACTGACATGTCTAGCACCACTGTATCTACTAGCTCAGTTTCTGTAACTGTTGGCGAAGTAGGCGCACAGGTTCTGCTGACTGACATGGCTACCTACGGTGACGGAAACCCTGCTGTTGAGCTGGGAACTGTTCTGGGTAACGCTATTGCTACTAAGATTGATACTGACCTGATTGCCCTGTTTGACGGCTTCTCTGGTTCTATCGGTACTGCTGGTGCTGAGATCACTGTAGCTGACCTGTTCAAGGCTGCTGCTACTCTGCGTGCTAACAAGGTTACTGGCGTGATCAACGCTGTAGTACACCCTTATCAGGCATACCAGTTGAAAGCTAACCTGACCAACACCTTTGCTAACCCCAATGGTGGCGACTTGCAGAACGAAGCAATGCGCAGCGGTTATGTTGGTACTATCGCTGGCATCAATGTATATGAGTCTGCCAACGTAGCTATCGACGGTTCTGACGACGCTAAGGGCGCTGTATTTGCTCCTGAAGCTCTGATGATCGCTATGAAGCGCGACTTCAACATTGCTCCTCAGCGTGATGAGTCTCTGCGTGCCTTCGAGCTGAACGCTACTGCTGTATATGGCGTAGCCGAGCTTGACGATGCATTCGGTGTTGAGATTCTGTCTGACGCTGCACTGTAAGACTAATCGCCCCCTTTTCGGAGGGGGCTTTTATTAGAGGTTTATATGGCTATAACTTATCGCGGTGAAAGGTTTGAGGGCTACAACAAGCCCAAGCGCACCCCCAAGCATGACAGCAAGAGCCACGCTGTACTTGCTAAAGAAGGCGACAAGATTAGGCTAATCAGATTCGGTCAAAAGGGTGCAGACAACAAGCCACCCCGCAAGAACGAATCAGAAGCAGACAAGGCTAAACGCAGATCGTTTAAGGCTAGGTTCGCAAAAGATATAGCAAGAGGCCGCAAAGATAAAACAGCATCAGCGGCATACTGGGCAGATAAGGTGAAATGGTAATGGCTTATTCAAGCGATGCAGATTTATTAAAACTGATACCCGATATTCTCGATCTTGGCATCGAGTCTTTTGTATTGGAACACCCGAAAGCACAGGCAGACATACAGCGAGAGCTACGAATCAAGTGGTGGCCCCGCAAGAATATAGCTGGCGAGATGGATAACACTAAGCTCACAGCAACGCAGTTTACTATGGTTTCGGCTTATTTGGTTCTATGGCGTTATGCCTTACCGCAGTTGACTAACTGGGTAGATGGCGACCGATTCGGAAATATGATCGACTTTTACAAGGCACGATACGGCGAAGAGCTAGAATCTGTATTGGCTGATGGCGTTGATTATGATGAGGACGGTGATGGCACTGTTGATTATGATGAGAAGCAACCTGTCGGACAGCGGTTAGACAGATAATGGATGTAAAGATTAATACCAATGCCAAAGACGTTGCAAAGCGTATTGGCAAAAAAGGCAAAGAGTTATCAGCCAGTGTTAAAAAGGCGCTGTCGATTACTGCTCAAGTCGGTATTAATATTATTGAAGATCGCACTAGAGACGGTGTTGGCTTCAAAGGCGGAAAGTTCAAACCTTATAGCACAAAAGGCAGGAATGGAGGTTACGCTGGATTTAGGCAAAGGAAAAACAGAGGTCTAACTCCCGATCTAAGTTTTACGGGTGAGATGCTAGGTTCTATGACATCAAGAGCAAGCAGAAGTCAGGCTGAAATATTTTTCAGAGA